CCATATCTGCTGCAGATTTAGATACATAAGATAGAGCCTTGTCTGCATCACCACTGGGTTTAGAGACGTATCGTTTGGGATTAGCTTTAACAAAGTCGATAGCACTGTTGTAGTCCTTAAATTCAAAAGAAGGGATAACTGCAAGTCCTGCCTTCTTCATAATGTCTTGACCATAATCACGGTCTAGTTCCATCTTGGCGCCAAGCATATTAGTACCAATAATTGGGTAACCCTCTTCATGGAACTTTTCTAGTTCCCGCATTTGAAAAGCGTTATCCGATAATACGATTAGGTCTGCTTGTTTGGCATGAATCTGCCAGTTCTGAACTTGGTCAATAAGTCCTTTGCCAATCTTAGAACGCTCCTGACCGTGGGGCTTAATCCATTGTTTAACTTCGTGTCCTTCGGAAAGAGCACGAATACCAAAGTCAACCAATGCTCCTGCAGGGTCAAGCAATAATATGCGCATTATTTCATTTTCTTTCTAGTCTTGCCTGAAGGTGGTTTACCTGCTCTAGCTTTAGAAAGAGCAATAGCAACTGCTTGCTTTTGTGGACGACCAGCCTTCACCTCTTTGGAGATGTTAGAAGAAATAGTCTTTTTAGATGAACCTGATTTAAGAGGCATTATTTTTTCTTCCTTTGTGTTTCATAGGCACCATAAGTTGCTTTAATAATTAAATTTGCTGCACGAGATAACTCTTTGTCAGTTCTAGCGTTATTAATCATATCAGTAACTTTTTTAAATTCCGTTGGGTCTTTGATAATGGTTTTGTTAACATTTGCACCAATATTACTCCATAGTGTTTTCCCTTGTTCAACAGGAAGACCTTTTAAATAATATCCCAATTCTTGTTTAAATACTTTTTGACCAACCTCATCTTTACCAAAATTACCCATTTGAGTATTAATAGTTCTGTAATCTTTACTTTTAAACATCTCTGGTAAATTATCTCTAGCTTTTGCAATAAACTCTTTTTCAGAAGCGTTACGTGCAACCTTTTCAGCACCGCCTGGAATAAACTTGTTTACAGCTTCACGAACCTTCTCTTGTTCATTCTTGCTTAATGCTTTGAACTCATCTGATTTGAGGTTATTGATAACAGCATTACCATCTAAGGCATTACCATCTTCATCAAGAAATAGGTTTTTAATCTTTTTAGCAGATGAAGCACGAGATTCTGCAGGAAACTCCGAAACAATATGTGTCAAATCTTCTTTTAAACCTGCACCAGTTTTTTCAGCTAATGCTGCGTCATATCCAGCTTTAGCGTCTTCATATAACTTATTAACTGTTGCGTCTTTTCCATGTTGTGCTTGTAACTCTTGAGTAAACTTATATGTTTCACTTGTTGGGTCAGTAGACACCTTAACACCAGCAGTTTTAGCTTCTGTACCTAATGCAGATTCAACATCACGAGCCGCAAGTTTTGCTTCTCCTTGAGGAATAAACTTAGATAACTTTGCAACTTTACCAGCTACTCCAGGCATCATTGTATAAGCCGCAGTTTCAGCCATACCAAATACTTTTTGAGCTAATTTGGACTTAACTAAAAAGTCTGTTGTAGATTTCACTGGGGCTGGCATACCAGTAGCTAATCCAGCAAGTGTTTGTGTACCTGTGCCATAACCTAAATCTTTAGCAACAGATTCAGCTAATCCAGATGCGGCACCCATTACAGCACCGCCAGCACCAGTAACTAATGCTCCTGGGCCAGTAAAACCACCAATTAATCCTCCAATAGCACCACCAGTAGCAGCACCTTTAGCAATATTAGAACCATATTCTGACATTGGTACTTTATTAACACGAGATGGGTCAAATCCAAATGTTTGTTTGGCTATTGGAACTTCTTTACGAAGAGAAGTTGGAGCCATCAATGCTGCACCACCTTCAGTTACTTGTGGTGTTGTCAATCCAGTTGCGGGTTTATAGTCAGTTTTTGGAATATCGGCAGGAGCACCTTCTACAGATACTTTTGCTTCTGGCTCAGACTTACCAAGGTGAGAAATAATCTTTTCTTTAGCTTTTGAAGGGTCTGTTTCAGAAATATCGTAATGCTGACCTTGGTATTCATATACTGGCATAGTAGTCTTTAATCTAGTTTGATTGGGTCTTCTTTAGTACCAGTGCCACGAGGCTTTTCACCACCAATTGGATTCTTTGTAGTAAATTCTGTAAAACTCATATCAGGATTGTCTTGGGCTTCTTTTGCTGCCCTATCAATATCTTTTTGAGTAAATGGAATTGCTTTGCGAACTATGTCTAATTCTTGTTGAATTAAGGCTTTGCGTTCTGGAGCAATCTTAGGGTCACTCATTTGAGCTTTTGCAGAAGACTCAACAATACGACGCATCTCACCAAGTTTATCTAATGTGACATTAAGAGACGAACCAGCTTGAATGAATACACCTTTTTCAATACTATCTGTCAATCCAACTAAACCAGTTGCTGCACCACCAGACTCCAATGCCGCCAATCCACGAGCAACACCAGTCATACGAGTTTGTAACTTTTGTGATGTTTCATCTGATAATTTCTGATTTAATGCAGATAGTGGGGCTGTATACAAACTATTAAATTGTTTTTGTTGAAACATTGGGCCAGTAGTTGTAATTGGCAAATTAGCAAGATTTTCAAGTGCATCTGAGGTTTGCGTAAATGCTTGGATTACACGACTAGCGGCAGGAGATTCTTTACCACCGCCAGGGCCATTACGAATCAAAGCTACTAAATGTTGGTTTTGTAAATCTGCACGTTTCTCGGCACGGTCAGCAGCAGCTTCTGCACGGTCTTGAGATTCAATCTTGGCTCTCATAACAGGAGACATTTTAGAAAGTAATTTCTCTTTCATGTCAGGAGTCCAAGTTGTAGGCATATCTTTAGGAGGTTCAATACCAGTACGCTCTAAAGCGTCTTTTAAACGACGGTCATAGTCTACTTGGCTCTTTGCACCATACAAAGTAGAAGCAAAATCATCTTTAGCTTCAGTCTTTTGTTTTTGAGCATCTTTTAATGTTTCTTGAGACCTAGTTTGTAATCTACGAGCTTCTTGTTCAGCTTGTTGAGCTTCTGCAGTCTTACCCATAGCTTTAAGATAACTAGCATCTTTAAGGGCTTTTTGAGCTTGTTGTGCTTCTGTTTGAGCAGTAACCATACTTTGATTAACCAAACCAGCACTTGTCATTTCTCCATCAGGGGTTGTCAACTTATATTGTGGGCCTAACATATTGCCAGCCATAGCACCTAGTCCAGCTTGTGGTTTACCACCTGCACCCATACCACCAGCCATACCAGCTAATGGTTGTTGTGGTGCCATGTCTTGTTTGGCTTGTTGTAAGGCTTGTGACTGTAATCCATATTGTTGCGATGCAATATCTTCCTGCCTAAATGCTTGAGCAGGGCTTGTTTGCAATACATTAGCTAATTCTGAAAGACTTGCCATATTAACTCACCGAAGGAGATGATTGATTGTATTGGGAATAGAGTGTTTGTAATGGGTTTAGTACGTTTGCTGCTCCACCAGCTAACTGTTGTAATCCCAACGCACCTAGACCTGCTTGACCAAAGTTAATACCTTGTTGAGCTTGTGCTGCACCTGCAGGAGCTTGATTAGCACCTGATAATGTGGCTAGTAAGTTTTGTTGTTGTTGTAAGCTAGAAGTAGCATATTGTTGACCAAACTGTTGAGCTTGCAACAATCCACCGCCTGATACTAAACGACCCTGTGCAGCTTGTTGAGCTTGTTGAGCCTGTAAGCCTTGTTGAAGGTTAAACTGGTAACCTGGAGTAGAGGTAATGGTATTTGGGTTTGCCAGTAAGTTCTGTAACTGGGAAGCTGCTTGTGAACGGTATTGAGCGTATGGGTCTGCAACACCTGGTTTAGTAGCACCGCCACCAAGTAATGATGCAGCTTGTCCTAATTGTCCAATACCGCCTATTAATTGAGCACCAGTCTTGGCATATCCAGCTAAGTCACCCAGTGTAGTTCCTACGCCACCTTGGGCAATAACTTTACCAGAAGCATCAAGAATATCACCGCCTTGAATAGAACCCATTGAACCGTCTGCTAATTGGAATGGCGTAGCTTGAGCACCTGCAGCAGCACCTTCTAATTGAGCCGCAGTTCCACCCGCTTGTGCAATTTGTTCTGCAGTTAATCCAGCTTGAGCTAATTGCTCTCCTGAAAGTCCAGCTTGAAGTAATTGACTTGCAGTTGCACCATTAGATAATGCGTCTGCAACAGACATTGTTCCTGCTGCTGCTTGTGCTGCGGCATCTGCTGAAAATGCTAATGCACCTGCATCTGCGGCTGCAACATCTGCTCCTCCAGCACCTAATACAGGGCCTACAAATTCTGCTGCTGCTGCGGTTGATTCTGCCATGATTCTATCCTATTAATTTACCAAACACACGTTCTGTCTGTTTGTATCCTAAACGCTCAAATATTGCACCAACATCTTGGTGTACTTTAGTATTCATTATTAAACGCTGAACACCATAGCTCTTTAGGATTTCCTCGTTCTTAATGAACAATTTTACTCCTGTTGAGCCTTTTCGATAATCTTTAGATATAAAAAATATATCATTTGTAGCTGTCAAACTATCTTTATAATGCAAGTTATAGGCAATAATGCAAATACAATAACCTATTAATTTACCGTCATCTCTAGCGGTAACAATCCTCATTACCCCAGCATTGCACAGTTTTTCATACATTTCATAGTTTGGATTGAGTTTGATAACCTCTTTATTTAAGGCTATTTCTTCCCAATGGTCTTCTAATAAAGGCTTAATTTCATCAATTACTTGGTCAAAAGTCTCTTCTTTGTATTCAATCATGTATCCCCCTTTTCGACATCCACTTCAAAATATTCAAGTCTCAAGGGTACATTATCTTGGTGAAGTAAGTCAAACGCTCTTCTGCGGCCTTGCCCTAGTCTATGGACTTCGGATTTAGAGGTATTGAGATTGACGTTCTGCCACGCAGAAAAGGTTTGGTAGTCATCACTGGTATATCTCAATAGGGCATAAGAATCAACCTTATCGCCTACAACCTGTACGCTTCTCCAAAACTTACGTAGATTATCGCCACCATCCACTAATGGAGTACGAGCTAATACAGTAATAGGGTTACCGTCATCATTGTAAGTATTAGGGTCAAACTCATAGACCTTACCATTGGTCTCGTGTTGGATTAAATCCATATCCTGATACTTGGTATAGAACTGACCCTTAAAATAACCTTCTACGTTATTTTCGGTGGAAGTCCAATATGTCCAACCATTTTGAGCAAAGTCATATACTAGGGTATACCCTAAGTCTCTAAGGGTTAATACGTATAAGGAGTGCCCTGATGTTTTGATGCTAAAAGCATAAGCAAGGTCAGGATTGCAATTATTAATAATTCTTTCAATATACTGGTTAGAGATAATCTGAGGGGATTGACCAGACATTGCCATTACTTGAAAACCTTTTTGGTGGCTTGTACCCATCCAAACAAGAGTGTTATCCATTTGTATTAAAGAGTCTTCTGCTGCGGCTCCAAATTGAATGACAGAGTTCTGATATGGTAGAAATGGACTGCCTGGGGATGTACCTGCATCATAGAAGAACTCAATATGATGTGAACCAAAAGTAACAATATAGTTAATTGTTCTACCAATGGCTAAAAGAGGGTCGGCATCAGACACTATACCAATGTAGTTAATTGCTTGCCAAGTTGTAGGGTCTTCTACGTTAGAGTTATAAAGCAAACCCTGAGGAGTCCCAACAACATAATACCCGTCCACAAACACCGCACCCGATACAGTAGTACCAGGATAAGAGGTAGTAAAGGTAAGAGTAACGGTTGCAGAAGCTGTAGCATTTTGACTTAAAGTTAAGGCAGTACCAAATATAGTTAAAACATAAGTGCCAAGGGGAACACCTGTCCCTGTCACAATCTGTCCAATCTGAATTGCGGGATTGGATACAGATAATGTTACAACAGGCGTACCTGATATGGTCGTACCGTTTTGCGTCGTTATGGTGCCTTGTAAATCTAAAATGGTGCTTGTTGCAATGGTATAGACATATCCGTGGCTCTCATTCTTAAAAAAGACTTGAGATTGGTCTACTGAGTAGATGAAATCATACTCATCTGAACCATCAACGGGGGTAGCATTAGCAACTCCATTGTCATAGAAGGTAGTTCCAATAATAGTAAGTAAGTGGCTACCAGCGGCAAATATACCAAGTCCTTCTCCTGCAGTTAGAGTCTGATAGGTTTTGAGTCCTGGACGTTTAACGGCTGCAATAGACTCTTTTTTCTCTACTTCAATAATCGCATTGCCTAGCTTTGAATCCTTGTTTAAGGTTCCATCACGACTACCAATGTTATGAGCAAGAGGTATACGGCTAATTGCCATAATTAGTTCCTAAAACTATTAGATTTAGAGCAGTTCTCAGATTGAGTAATTACCCTAAGATTATTTTCAACGTGAAGTCCGCATACAGTTTTTCCACGCAACGGAACAATATGGTCAACGTGCCACACATCTAATCCTTCACGATTTAACATTGCAGCTACAGAATAATAGCATTTAATTCGTTCAATATTAGCCCATGAAGCAGTAGCATTAATTTTTGCTGCGTCATAACGAGCGCCATTTTCAGTGCATCTAGCACGATTGTTTTTTTGCCATGTTCCTACACGTACTTTAATTTTATCTTTATTAGCTTGATAATATTCTTTATCAGATTGTTTTTTGGCATCTACATCTTGAAGTCTACGAGAATTAACTTTAGCTTTAATCTTTTTTTGATTTGCTAAATAATATTGACGTGCATATTCTTTTTTCTTGTCTGCATTTTTTTCAGACCATGCTTTAGAGCGAGCTTTACTAGCCTCTCTATATTCAGGGTGATTTTTGAGGTATTCCCTCATGTATTCGTTTTTATTGCGTTGCATCAATTTCGGAACCTATAATCGGGCGAAAAGGAAGTAGAAGCCTCTTCTTGGCTCCAATCGGTCATTACTTCTTCATACTTAGCGGCACGTTGAGCCAGTTCAGCACGTACTTGTGCAGGAACACCATACTCAAGAGCTAACTGGTCAGCCAATCCAAACTTTAATGTATTGAACCATTCCGATGGAAATTGGGGAACTGCATTAGGAGTTAGGATGTCTGAAATAGGTTGTTGTACTTGTAGGTGGATAGTCCATCCTGCGGCATTTGGGTTGTTAAATACATACAGTACGCCATTACCTAACTGTGGGTCGTAATAGACCTGATTAGGAGTGCAAGAAGAGGGTTTATAGCCCTGTTGCATATACTCTTGACGTGAGATGACCTGAAGGGTTGTATCGTTCCCCTGAGGGCTTCTAATGAACGCCATGACAACTCTTAATGGGCGGTCACAGATAACATCACCTGTTGGGCCTAATGTGTAGGTATATTGACCTGCAACCATAGGTACTGGGAGGTCTTCTACTAACCATAAGGGCATACCCTTAGTCTGTAGTTGTTTGATATACAGATTTAGGGCTTCTGAGCAGTTCTGATAGTCCTGTGGGGTTGGGCTATCACCAGCACCAATTACTCCCAATACACGGAGTGCTCCATTAATAACTGCGTCCCTAGATTGTGAGTAAGTGGTTGTCATATTATTCCGCTTTTGGTGGTTCTTCAGTAATTAAAGCATACTGTTGTTGTAGTTTTTGAAGCAATGGATATGCCCCTGATTCAGTAGGAAGCTGCCCTACTACACGAACAATAAATGCTGCTTCGTTATCTTCTAATGTAAATGTTTTCATATTAAATTAATCTTACGCAATTTAAATAATAATAATTATCTGTATTTCCAGCAGATGCAGGATTAAATGTATAAGCATAATTGCCTGGAGTTGTTACATGATTCCAAACATTAGTAAAGGTAGTATTAGAACTACTTGAACTAATGGTTGCATAGTTTGGCAAATTAGAACTTCCTATTGGATTAAGGACTAATTGACCACCAACTCCAGCACCATCCGTACAAGTTCCCAATGCTGCTGACATTGCGTATAAACCAACTCCACAAGGGAAATATCCTAAAGCAGTAGCTGTAGTTCCTGTAAATTGGAAGTTTGAACGCATAAAAACATTATTTGTCTGCGCCCCAGCTATTTGAATTACAGAAGGAAAATTTCCAGTAGTAGGTGTTCCAGCATTTCCAATAAAAGAATTGCTACCAGGAAACATTGAAATTGCCCCTTTTCCTGATACTTCTTGGAACACAACTCCAATACTGCTTGAATATTGAAGGTCAAAAGTATTTTGGTCTACTCTTAAAAATAAAAAATTAGTCAATGTGGAAACAGTAGATGTTATATTAATACCCCAAGCACTTGAATTAGGAGTGATTGTATTTCCTAAAATCTGAGCACTCATTGATAAAGAACCGCCTCCAGTAAAATCATTATGAGATATTTCTATTGCTTGAGCTTGATAACCGCTAGGTGCTACTTGGTTTTGAAATGTATTGTTGCTAATAATAATACGAGAATCAGTATAGCTAACATTTGTTAATACTCGAACTCCAATAGCATTTCCAGTTAATGAATTTCCATCAATTACAACTTGCGATGCTCCTGCAACATCAATCATTACTCCATTGTATGCTGTTGAATAATCATCTTTATAAAATATGTTTCCAGTAATTGTTATATCGTATGCGCCAGTCCAATTTCCAATTCCAGTATCTACTGTGTTATAAAAAGAATTGTTTGAAATAGCTACATCTACACCATAAGCACCAGAGCCTGTGCTATTGTTAGCACCACAACAATTTCCATAAATGTAAGAAAATTTATTTCTGCTAATTAAAATATGATTACAGCTAGGAGTATTTACAGCACTAAAAATACTTTCAGTTTGAGTTGAAAGTCCAGGTATTTTGCCATTAAAACTACAATCAAAAACTTCAATAAAATTACAAGTAGTTAAAAGAATAAACCCACCATTTTGTGCATGAGCAGTTCCTGTTTGTACCGCAAACTGCAAGCCTTCAAATGTTAAATTATTAATACTTGTAGCATTTAAAACATAATTGCTTTCCATTGCTCCAGATGCACGAAGCAAAATACCGCCATTCCCTGATAATATCTGCCCTGCTGTTGTAATATTTAAAGGCGATGAAATAAGATAAGTTCCTTGAGGAAATACAATATTTTTTCCTGAAGCAAGAGCAGCTTGAACGGCTACAGTATCATCTGTAGTTCCATTTCCAGTAGCACCAAAATCCATTACGCTTACAGACTCTTGTAATTTAAGATTAAATGGTCTATTAACTGCGCCTGTTGCGCCTTGGTCGTATTTTGGTATTAAAGTAGTCATAATTTTTCCTATGCTGCTGTTGGGGTTAATGCTGCAACTTGGTCTTGCAGAATTGTTAGTTGCGATTGTAAAGATTCTACTGTAACTGTTGGTGTTGTATATATAGGGTTTGGATTAGATAAATAATCTAAATGAAATTTAACTAAATCATCTAATTCAGAAATGTCTTTAAAAACAATTACATTAAATGTAATAGGATTATTATTAAATGTTGTATCAATTTGATACATAGTATCTTCAATAAGTTTATAAGTATATGTCATAAATTAAGCATTAGTCCTAGTTCTAAAAAACATGAAATCATACACGTATGCGGAAACTGCTGTATTTGTCCAAGTATATCCGTTTATTCCAGCATTATATGCTAATGCTCCTACATTAGAACCAGTAATTAAAGTTGTTCCACCACCTCCGCAAGTAAAAATACCAACACTTCCAATACTCCAATTATTAACAATTAAAACACCTGAACAGCTTGGATAATTTACTGTACCAAGACTTGCTATTGTTATTCCAGTTGGTGACGTATCTAAACTGTAAGTACCTGCTCCGTTATATATTCCTATAGAACCATTAACATTTATTTGTGCCGTTGAATTAGTAGTATTTGAAAATATCTTACCAGCTACAGATAAATCTATTCCATTAAAAGTTAAATTAACACTAGAACTAAATGGACTTGTTCCATTGCCATAAGGAATGTAACCAGCAGTAAGTGTTGTTAAACCCGTACCGCCATTGGCTACTGGTAAAGTGCCTATTAAAGATAATGCTTGTGCAGTTGTTGCTACAGTTTGTGCAGAAGCTCCGTTACCATAAACAAACCCAGTTAATGTAGATGTAATAGGTGATGCACTAAATGTTTGTGTTTGGCTAAATGTATTTAATTCATCTAATTTAGGAAAGTCATTAAGATTTGCAGCAACTAAACGAAGAGATACTACTGCTCCTGAAGCAAAGATAGTTCCTGAAGTACCATCTTGACCACGAACAATAGTAAATGTAGTTCCTGATACTGCAGTTACTTTAACAATCTCAATAGTTGTTTGCGTGGCTGCGTCAGCTAATGTGCAATAAAAATATTGAGAACCTGTAGGAGTAGGAAAGCCTATCGCAGACGTAACAACCATTGAAGTTGCTATAGCAGTAATACCACCGTTTAAAGTAGTGTTACAGTTGTTTGCAAATAACATATTAGGCATAGATATTTTCTACAAAAATAAATTCAACAATGTCACCAGCATTTAAACCAGAATTAAAAGTAATAACAGATGTAGACGTTTCTAAATAATTTAAACCTATAATTTGTTTACTGCCATTTATATACACAGCCAGTGCATTATACCCAACTAAATAAGCAAAAGAACCTATAGTAAATATAGTTTGTCCTGCAGTTGCTGTTTGATATTCTTCAAATATTGTTACTGTGTCTCTACCAGAAGCAAGTAAATTTAAACCAGCAGCAGTAATACGCAACTGTACGTTATCACCCATGTTCCAATACAATGGTGATGTACCTTCTTGTCCACGCTCAATAGTGAAAATATCACCGCTACGAGCAGTACACTTAACAATCTCAATAATTGGGCCACTCAGACTGATTAAGCTAACGTAGAAGTAGTCTCCACCAGTTGGATTTGGGAATAGGTTTCCAGCATTAGCAGATACCTGCATTGTTGTTGCTGTATTGGTTATTCCGAAAGCCAAATAAGTGGCTGCGTTATTAGTATATAAAGGACGGCCCATATATTATCCTAGTGTATATGTGTCGACAGCATAACCGTCAACTAATTGAATTGTGGATTGTACGATAGTGTATTCGTCTGGAGCTTGTGGACGAGAAACTGGTACAGACATATTATCTCGTACGCCTTTTACATAATCTTGAGGCTGACGAATCTCCCAATCATAGCTACAAACGTATAAACCATCCCAACGGAGCTTTAATTGCGAAAACTTGTATTTGTGACCA